CTATACTTGGTTGCGGTCGTAAATCAATTTCCGTTAAATATTTAATGCCATGTAAAAAATCTTCGCGCTTCATTTTATTGGAGTTATTTATTTTGAACATATATTTATACAGAAGAAATAATTGCTTGAAGATTTTTTTCACTAGTTTTTTTTTCGGCGTTCTTTTGCTTTTGGTTTTGCTGTTGAGCCAGCCTCTGTTTCCGGATACGCTTGATTTTCCAAAGTCTGACTCACTTCTATATCCTCTCTATCTGCTCTTGATTGTCTAGCTAAATTGCTAAGCGCATTATCTTGTTTTTCAGTTTTGTTCAATTGAAATATACCGCTGGTTTGTTTTGGCAATTGTTGACCGCCTCTTCTGATTCTACTAATAAATGCTGAACCGGAGAATGGATTGTTTGTTGTCGGGTCGTCGCTAGTTTCTACTTTGACCACTTCCGACAAAACCTCGCTCACAATTTTATTTATCCGTTCTGTGGTTTGTAATTCAAAAGCTCCTCTCTGGCTTTGTTCTTGAAATAATGGACTAATTGATGGGTCTGGTTGTTCTTTCATTCTTTCTTCAAATTGTAGCCGAGCTTCTTGTCCGAGAACATTACGAATTGCTTCCGCATAGGCTTCTTGTATTTCTGGCGAAAAACTCGCATATTCTTCTTTCGTCGGCGGTTCTTTCGCCCACACGAGAGCGTTGTAAGCACTTAATAAATTGTCGTTTATATTGCTACCAATTGGCACGCTTCCAGAACTAGCAAAAACTTGTTGAGGCAATCCTTGGGCTATGGCATAATTACCGCCTGTTCTAGGAATGCTCCCATATGCTGGAATGCCAGCTTTTAATCCAGCCTCATACGCTCTCGCTAGTTGAAATTGTATTTGCGATGATTTGGGCGCCGCTGCTCTTGCTCTTGGTTTTGATTTGGGTTTGGGTTTTTTAATGGGCGCTTTCACTTTATTCTTTTTAACTGGCATATACAATTTATCCAGAAAATAATATGTTGATATTTGTATATAATGCTGTCATCATCTCAAAATTATAACTCTCAGCAACAAATCGGAACCGAGGAACTATATAATATTGTGCTTAATAGCAACGACGCAACAGCAAGCGGAACTGATTATTTATTCTCTTTTGACTGGTCTATTATCCCTGATGGAAACTATTTAGTTCATTTCTCATTCAATACTGCTACTGTCAATACTGTCGCTAATCCTCAAATCGCCATGATTTATACAACTGCTTTATCTGGTTCGAATACTTTTATAGCAACAAATCAAGCTGGTCGGGCTAGCGCACAAAGTAGCAACTTTCTAGGCGTTGCTTATCCTTACATAGTCTCAACCACTTCAACGCTTCACGCCGAAGATAGCACAAATCCGCCAGTATTTCTAAATAATAGACCACGAACAAATCAATTTAGCGTTTCTGTTTTGACAAATGCTTCTACTCCTACTGCTTACCCTTCTCTCCCTGCTTGGGTTTTGATTCTTCAATTAAGACCATTAAACCATACAACAAGACGAGAGCTTTAAACACCTGTATAAATATGTGTTGTAAAAAATACATATTTATTTATCGCCTGAACTGTATTAACGGCTCACTTGCCCTATCTAGCGCTTTTGCTCGTTCAATGCCTTCACGAATATTTTTACCAAGAGCGCGTGTATCAATAGAACCAGTTGCTCTGATAATCGGTCTGTAAGTGAGGGGATTTGTCAAATCACTAGCTCTGCCTAAAAATCCGGAGCCAGCACTGGCTAATTCTAGGCCTGTATTTAGACGATTCAACAAATCCTTCCCCTGAGGAGTACTTGATAAAACCTCTTTGGCAAACGGGATAGACAAAATAGTATCACGTAATTCTCCACCAGCTCGTGCTCCCGTTGATAAACCTCGTCCAGCCGCGCCTAGGCCTTTTGACAAGGCTGACGATGCCATGACACCTTTTCTAAATATAGGCATAGCTTTTCTTCCTGCTGATTTTAGAAACATTTTATATTCTCTATTGAGAAATTATTCTTCCTCAAACATCAATTCATCAAATCCATCAAATAATCGTTGAGAATTGACATTTATAAACAAGTACTTATACGGTTTGTCAAATACCATTTTGGAAATATCATTCATATATTTTGCTTTGCTCTCTACCACCTCATCAAATATGGCGCTCAACTCTTGTTTTGCGACTCGGAAACAGAATATGTTGGAAAATAGTTTTCGTATATCCTTCTCAATAGAATACCAAGTCTGGACTAAAAAAATGATCGTTGTTCGCAAATGTCGCCTATTGAAAATCAACTCTTTCAATAATTTCTTCACATCTTGGTTTTTCAACGAGGCCGTGCAGTCATCAAAAATAATACAATTATTATATTTCTTATCCTCTGCTTTTATGGTCTCCATCACTGTATTTAGATTTTCATAATTCAGTTCTTCGTGTGTTTGCTCTTCGGGTATCTTCTCAAAGATATTATCCTTCATAGATGCTCTACTATGTGAGGGCTGGAAAAGATAAATATTATGAAATACTTTTCTATATATTTTCGGACTTTTAAAGAACGAATATAACAAGCTTGTCTTGCCACTTGCTGGTCGACCTATCATCAAGTTCGTTTCGTGGGAGTTTAAAAACTTTGTCAGTTCATAATTATCTAGCTTTGGATGGAGTCCTCCGTCGCAAATCATGTTGCATACTGCTAAATCTGGGCTTTCGTTTTTTTTCAAAGTGATACTCATCTATATATTATACAAATAAAAATGATGGCTTTTTCGCTTCAATTGCTTTTGGTGCTTGTTGTGGTTGAGGAGGCGGTTTTGGCGGAGGTTGCTGTTTCTTCGCTTTGACTGCCGTCTTGATTTCTTCAATCGGTGTTTCATCATCGCTTATCTCATCCAACACCAGCGACTTTTTGATTTCTTTCTTTTTTATAGAAATAGCCTTTTGTACAATCTTTTCCTCTAATGCTTTTTTTTCATTTTCTCTGTCTATTTGTGCTTGCTTTTTTCGCATATCTATCAATTCAAACCGTTTTAGTCTTCCGAGTGCCATAGCTTCCAATTGTTTTTCGCTGGCCTTCTTTTTCGGACGTGGTGGTGGGTCGCATAATGCTGTTGGGATTTCTTCTTCTTTTTCTTCTTTGCTTGCTTGTAAAGGCTCATTTGATTCCTCTATGGGAGAGGACGTAAGAATTGCTAGTTCGGTTTCGGCTTTCTTGGCGCGGGGCATTATATATATGTATAAGAAAATATATTTAATTAATGATTAACCGATTCGCCTAAATAATTCTGGCGGAGGATGATTGCGACGATTTATAGCCATCTGGTTTTTCAGGTAGAGGCTTTTGATAATTGACAAAGTCGCTAGACTCGGGCGGCTCTAACACCATGGGTGGTGCGAGTGCTTTTTTGAGGCGGTCAAAATAGTTTAATGTGATTACGCGGTTCTGTCTTTCTTGTTTGCTAAATTGGGGCATATATATTAAGCCTCTATTATTTATGCCAACAAAAAACGTTTTCCGAGTAAATGTGAAATGCCGAACGTCGCATATTTGGCATCGGAATAATTATCTCCGCATCAAATCCGATTACTTTTTTGTACACATCGTATATCTCGTTGCTCACAACGACGCAATACCAGCCACCCTTCGTTAATCCCCGCCAAGAGAGGACACACAGTTTTTCATAGAATTGGTTCCACTCTTCCTTAGTGCGGTATGGTTGGTCAGTATACCTCTCAATGTTATAATATGGCGGCGAGTAAAATACCATATCATAGCCCACTGAGTCATAGTCAAAATCAAGGCAAGATACCCAGTTTAAATCTATCTCAGTAGAGGAGTGTTTGTGTAATTCGCGAATCATTTTCATATATGGTTCTTTGAGTGCTTGGTTTGTTTCACAGCCTATCCACCGTGGCACAGAATAGGCACACGCTCCCACAAGAAGGCCGCCCCAGCCAGCACAAGGCGACAGCACACAAGTTGGTTTAAAGCGGTCGTACACAGAGACAGCGATGTGTGGTTGGAGAATAGATATAGACCCAAAATAGAGGTTGAAGATGCGATACAAAATCCAGGTCTCGTTTCGCCAGGGTTCAGTCTCATCATACCAGTCAATCATTTTTTGTACGTAGCCTTTTGCGAGGACGTTGTCCTTGTTGTTCAAGAAGTCTATAAACGAAATACCGGAACGGCCGACAGTATTCATCCTCTCAGTGTGAGTGAAGAAATTGACAAAATAAGAGCCTACATGACATCGCATTTTCGGGTCGCCGCGAAATAGCGCGAGTTGATAGAAGTCTAGGATGATTTCTTGTTGCGTTAAATTGGGATATATCATTCGTGAAATTGCTAAATTGTCCATTATACAATAGAGGAAGAGGATTTTATCCTCTATTAATATATGGTTTTTACATACAAACAACAATTCAATAAAAAGTATGGTTTTCAAAAAGATGAACCTCACAGTTTAGCGGAAATTGCTAAACTCACGGGCTATAAATTATCTGGTTTGAAAATAATATTCAACAAGGGGATAGGGGCGTTTAAAACCAATCCTGCCAGCGTGAGGCCACAGGTTAAATCACCTGAGCAATGGGCCCAAGCGCGCGTGTATAGTGCCGTGATGGGTGGGGCGACCGCACGCATTGATGCTGCGCATTTGATACCGAAATAATATGTGGCATTATTATATAGTATGCTAATTACCAAATCAAACCGTAAGGGGAAGCGCTTCGTCGCTACATTTAAGGACGGGAGACGTGTCCATTTCGGCGCCGAAGGCGCCTCTACATACATAGACCAGGGCGACAAACAAAAGCGCGCCGCTTACATTGCTAGGCATCGCGTCAACGAAGACTGGACTAATCCCTACACCGCGGGGGCACTTTCTAGGTTCATTTTGTGGGGCGATTATACCTCCATGGATGGAAACATCGCCGCTTTTAAACGGAAGTTTGATATCAAATAATTGCTTAATTTAGTATATATGACAGACCCCGCTGAGAGACAACACAACAACTGGAAAAAATGGTATGACAAGCACTGCGATGAATATAATCATATGCGAAGCATTCAACGCGATATCAAGAGAGGATTTATCGTTAATAATTCAATACATCGACAACGCCCGGAAACTACCACCAAGACACCTACACTCATAGAGGCAAAACCTCGCACGAAAATGTCGGCGACGGAGATTCGGCGACGCAAAGTTGCGCGAGAATTAGAGAAAGTGGAGAAGCGACGGCAAGAGTGGGCCGCCGCGAATACGACTTAATATTTTTTTTTATATTATTTTTATACTGCGTTGTATTATAAAAATTGGATAGGTTGTTCTGGCATTAATTAAAGGGGCGGTGATGGGGTGATGGGGGGTGATGGGTTGGACCCCCTTTTTTGGTTGGCTACCAAAAATATACAAAAATATTTTTGAAAGAAAAATATTTTTTTTGGCCGAGACTTGAAATTTGGCCTCCAACCCATCACCACCCATCACCTCTTATATAATAATAATAATAATAATAATAATAAGACTGAATATAGAGTGAAAGTAAAATAAAGTGGAGGTGATGGGTTGGGTGATGGGTGGGTGATGGGTGATGGGTTAAAGTGATGGGTTATCATCATTTTAAATTATATTTATAAAAGGCATCCCAATTGAAAATGCTCCTTCATTTTGGGAATGTCAAATGTGCGTTTTGCTCCGCTTTTTGTATGAATAGATTCTCCAACCCCCGCAATTTTTAGATTCTTTAATTTCAGCCCAAATGCTGGCAACGAACATTCAAAATGGATTCCATTATCCGCTTTGAAAATATTGAATGCCTCGTATTGCTCCATTCCGGATTTCTCTACAAATGCCAAATTAATGTTATCAATAGTTAGTTGACGGAGCCACAATTCAATCGGAGAAGTTTGCGCTTCCTTGATATCTTTATGATACTGGGTCTCTGGCATGGGCACATTGGAAAACTTATCAGCACCAGGAAGCGCTTTAAAATACTCATAAATAGATTTCACGGCGTTTTCATCCTCCAACATAGCATACATTTTATCAAAATAATCGCGGTTTCCGATAAGTTCATCACTGGCGCGAATGATGAGTTTTCGGCGGTCTTTTTTACTGGTTTTTACTGGGTCTTCATTGTTAGTTGTAATGAAAAAACGATGGTATGATGAGATTTCATAAGGTATAATTCCTTTCTCATTGATTGTCATTTTAGGCTCCGTAATAAGCCCCTTAATGTATCCATCCGCACCTTCGCCTTCTTTTTTTGATAATTCATCGAGATTCACTAAAAACGCATTTTTCATTTGCCCGTTGAAATTGCCCCACACATTCTGGCTTGGCTTCGTCGTTTGTAGAATCTTTTCTCCTCCAAGCATTCGTTCAAAAAGACGCATAAGTGTTCCCTTCCCCGCGCCTTCATCACTTATCAATGTAGGACAAACAGATTTTACCGATGGAAACTGTATCATCTGCGCAATCCACAATTCCAAATAATCGGCAACTACCTGGTCATTCCCACACAATATTTTTATGTGCCCCCTTATCATGGAGATGGCATTTTCGTCTTTCTGACACGATTGTATCCTCTCCATCGCAAAGGGTCGCCACAAATTAAATACCGAATCTGGGCACCGAATATCTGGGGGATATACCGCCATATCATATTTCATACGATTTTCGCCGTCTTTCAACCAGTCCAAAACAAAACATTTGGATTTTGTTTCGTCTTTCACAATAGCATCATAACTGATTCGCTCATTTGATGTAATCAATTGGGTTTTTGTCATAATGATATTATCGGTTTCTGTTTGACGGATAAACAGCGCTTTATTGCTAATCAATAAATGAGTCTCTTCAAACTGACGCTTAACGGATTCATAATCACGCCCCGCCGAAACTTTGATTTCTGGCTTTGGGGTGTATTTTTCAATAATAGCCCGATATTTTTTCTCGTTGCTTGTCTGGCAAAAATGATAAAATGTTCCGACCGAGACACATCCAGGTTTATATTCATCCCACACCTTGTCAAACCCATCATCTTCATATTTTTTAGAACGCTTGGATATTTCACGAGCGACTTCTTTATATTGCTCGCTTTCGCTTCGCAACGCCCACACGACCTTAATCCAATCGTGATATGAGTTTATGTGTTCCATTTTGATGATTCCACCCAGTTCCAACATTTTATCCGTATTAATGGATACAGAAATGGATTGACGCGGAGCAACTGATGTAGGACTATCGACCTCATAAGAAAACATAATCGCATTATCAGCAGGGCACTGAATGATTGTCTCCTCAATGGAGCCAGACGCGAGTTTCAGTGGGCGGTTTTCGTTGGGTTTACTGGTATTAATACATCTCATTGCGCGGCGATTACTATATATGGATAAATCAAATGGCTCATCTGTTGAGTCAATATATTGGTACAAATTATCATCAGCATCAAACCCAGAGAGGATTTGCTCGTTCATCTTCTTCATAAACGCTTTCATAATTTTCGGAGTGCTTTTTAAATTGACACCATAACACCGAACACTTATTTTTGCGCGGGTAGCATCATAAGCAGCTGTATGCGAAGTGGCAATTGCTAAATGAACCTCAATACCGGCAATTTCTTTTATGGCTGTGAACAAATAATGTTTGATTTTATCCTCTACACGACGACAAATAGACTCGGTAAAATCCTCTCGTGGGATGTAGAAATCACTATCGGTAAAAAAACGGGTAATGTTATTCTCTCCGATAAGAATCTCGTATAAAGCTTTTTCTTTTTGCTCAATAAGCGATACAAACTCGTGTTGAGTGGCAACAAACGGTTTGGTTTCAGTTGATAACGCATAGGTATGGGCATAATTGACGGATGGGGGCATTTCTTTTTGTATATATTACAAAAACAAATTATTTCTAAATCCTTTTGCCAAAAGTATATATTTTCATACTTCCAATAGAATATTCCTAAATATGGCGAACTCTTTATTTCTCGCATAATACTTTTTGTTGTTTTTGGCGGCGATGTCGTTCATGTGTTCACGATTCTCATTGAGCCATTTCGTTTTCATTTCATTATGGCGGTCTTTATTTTTGGCAATCCATTTGGCGGTTGCTCTTTTTTGTGCTTCACTTGCTGGCATATCTTATATAGTAATATGAGATATTCCTAAATCCTTTTGGATATATATATTCCTAAACAAACATAACGGCGGGGGCAACAGGCTTGCGAACACCCGCGCCGTTCATGCCAACCATCACTTGTTTCTTTTGAGCAGCCGTTGGTTTGACACCAACGGGCAATACGTACTCGCCAGCGTGAACCAGCGCCTTTTCGGTTTTGTGGACTGGGCCGCCGTATTTGAACCCCGCGGCTTTGTTAATCTTAGGGGCAATAAACTCCTTACCAATTTTAGAGCCAATGGCTGAACCGGCAACACCAGCAGCTGGACCGCCAACTAGACCAGCAGCACCTCCGAGCACAGCACCAGTAAGAGCGGGGATGCCATAATTCACTAAATCACCAGCTAGACCGCCTTTCTTCTTGCTAGTGATATATTTCTTAATCTTCTTATCGGTTTCAAGAGCTTTTTTTGCCTCTTTTTTACCGAGCAATGCTTCTCTGAACTTACGAAAACCTTTTCCTGGACTAGACATTATAGAATACGCAAAGAAAAAAATTAGCAATAAAATAGTCTATAAAAACAAACAAAGAAAAAATCAACCACAAACCAAAATGCTAAAATCATAGAAACCCGCAAATCTTTCATAATATATTAATTGATGCGAAAATTAATCAAGTTTGATATAGGTCTTGGCTTGGGCTTCGCTCGACCCCATAGCAGCCATAGTGGCCTCCAATTGCTTGTTTTTTATCATCACATCTTTGTACTTTCCCGTTAAATAGTTGTGCCTCAATGCGTTGATACTGATTCGCCCATCAAACATTTTATTTAGACGCTGGCTCAAAGCGGTCGAGCTCAGTTTTCGCCCGGTGCCACCAACCAGTAAATACTCCTGAGAGGGTGGAAGAACCGCGATATATTTATTCAAAATGTTTTTGAGTTGAGTCGGCATATCTAATGTTTGCTTGCCGTAGAATTTAGCCGTTTTATATTTCTGAAATACTAATTTGTTTTTATCAATGTGATTATCGTCTGGCCCGACCGAACGGATTTTGAGCTCCGTGTAGTCCATGCTTCGCCTGGGAACAATGTAAAATCCAGACAAAAGAGAGAGGATAACATAATCTTGTAATTTCTGAATATCACTAGTGCTAATAGATTTCCTTTTATAAATCATATCGGCTTCTTGTTTTAGTTTCATTAGAACCTCTCTGATTTCTTCATTGTTAACCGAGTTTTCTTTCTGTTTATCGGTCGACTCTTGCTTGTCAATCTCCTCGGTATAAGATTTTATATCTCCTAGCATCATTTGTCTGTACTCATCAACCTCGGGAGCAATACAGACAAGAGATGCCAATAGTGTTTTGCGTGTGCCGAAGTTTTTAGTTTTCAAATACTTAATGACTTCGTCTTTTTCTTTGGCAAACTTTTCAATATCGGCCTCTTTGTCGTCGGGGAAGGAGTTCTTGTAAATCGTTCTTAAACACGAGTTATAAGTCTTCAAACTATTGGTGGAAAGTTTGTCTCTTTTTGCTTTTAGCGCGGCGGTAAAATCCATTATATATATTGCTAAATAAAATAAATTATGAAATTAATGAACTTTAAGAAAATTAAAATGTATAGATATATAAAATGACCAGCATATCGCAATTGGGGGCCAACAATAGGTCAATGAATGGTTTGAACAGTTTTACAGCGAGCTCAATAACAACCGGTGATATAATCGCGAATACGCTTGAAATAACAACATCTGGAATAACTCCTCTCATAGTGCCGCTTACAACAGCTAATAGTAATATTGCCAATACGGCATTCGTCCAAGGAGCCATTTTAACGGCAGCGGCGAACTACATGGATTTAACAACAAACCAAACGGTGGCGACTGGTATCAAAACTTTCACAGCATTACCACAATCGACAGCAGTTCCTACTTTGGGGAACGAATTGGTGAATAAAACCTTTACTGACGCAACCTATGTAGATTTTGTAAATAATGAGACCATCGGTGGTATCAAAACTTTTACTAATGCTATCGTGGCAACCCAAATAGAGGGACCAACCAATAGCAATATTGTGGTTGAAGGCAAAGGAACAGGTGATGTGATTTTAAAAACTGGCAGCACAAATAGAATAACTTGCGCCGATAATGGAGCAGTAACAATTGCCGGTAGTTCAGGACAACCTATGAATATAACAACTACCGGAATTATGACCCTTCGAAGCGCATCAAATACAGCAATTAATATTGGAGATAATCAAACAAGCGGAGAATTAAATATTGGTACTGCTTCTTCGAGAACTGGGACGATCAACATCGGAAATGGTGCTGATAGTATTTCTGCCAAAACTATAAACATCGGTAATAATACTGGTTCTGTTGGCGCTCTCAATTTAAAAACAAGAACTATTACTATCGGCGGTAGTAATTGTGTGAGCATTAGCGCTGACGCAACTACTAATACTATTCAAGGAACAACAGTAAATATTAAAACTACTGCAACTAGTGGCTCTCTTAGTATGGGAACAGCTATGACTAGTGGCAATATTGATATTGGGACGGCAGCAAGTTCAACAACAACATTCAATATCGGCACAGGATCTGGAACACGAAATATGAATATTGGCGGAACAGCAACGACACTCAATTTGGTTGGGTCAAGCATTACATGTAATACAGTCCTACCAACTTCTACACTAACGCCAACTCTTGGACCGGAACTGGTAACAAAAACCTTTACTGACGCAACCTATGTTTCTCTTACAGGCGCTCAAAGTATCTCAGGTATAAAAACCTTCGTATCTGTTCCCGAATGTGCCACAGGTGCTACAACGGCAAATCAACTGGTAAATAAAACCACATTAGACACAGCAATAACAACAGCAGCAACTGCTTACGCAAAATTGGCAGATGCAAACGCTTTTACAAATACTAATACCTTCAATAGTTTTTTACCCACCTCAACAATTTCAGCAACAACGGCAAATCAACTGGTAAATAAAACCACATTAGACACAGCAATAACAACAGCAGCAACTGCTTACGCAAAATTGGCAGATGCAAACGCTTTTACAAATACTAATACCTTCAATAGTTTTTTACCCACCTCAACAATTTCAGCAACAACGGCAAATCAACTGGTAAATAAAACCACCTTAGACACAGCAATAACAACAGCGGCAACTGCTTACGCAAAATTAGCAATCGCAAACGCTTTTACAAATACTAATACATTTAATAGTTTTTTACCCACCTCAACTTTAACTCCAACTCTTGGACCGGAATTGGTAACAAAAACTTTTACAGACGCCACCTATGTTGCTCTTACAGGTGCTCAAAGTATCGCAGGTATAAAAACATTCACTTCTGTTCCTGAATGCGCAACAAGTGCAACAACAGGAAATCAATTGACAAACAAAACCTTTACTGATGCTACCTATGTTGCTCTTACAGGCGCTCAAAGTATAGCAGGTATAAAAACCTTCACTTCTGTTCCTGAATGTGCTACAAGTGCAACAACAGGAAATCAATTGACAAACAAAACTTTTACTGACGCTACGTATGTTGCTCTTACAGGCGCTCAAAGTATCGCAGGTATAAAAACCTTCACATCATTACCTGAATGTAGCGCAGTCCCATCAACTGGAAACCAACTTGTGAATAAAACCTTTACAGACGCAAACTATGTGGATTTTACAAATACCCAGACAATTTCAGGAGCCAAAACGTTTTCTTCAACAACTGGAATAACAATAAAAAATGGAGCAGGAGCGCAAACAGGAACTATTGCGCAGGACCTAACAACGCTCACAATTACAGGCGTTACCGGAGATGTTAGCATAAAACCAGCATTAGATTTCAATGTATTAACTGGAACTGGAAAAAATATTAATATATCAGCACCTTCAACCGCAAGTTTATCAAGCACTATGATTTTAACAACAGGAACATCAAACGCAAGTTCATATATTGAACTGGTTACATCAGGCGTTCAATTAAGAACAAAAGCAAGTCAGCCAGCGTTATTGCTGTCAGGTGCATTTACCACCGCTAACGCATGGTTATTTTATAGAGACGGAACAGCAACCGCAGCAATAAACCGTATGGATTCTAGAAATGCTGGTGATACGTGTCATTTAGAGGTGGCAGCAGGAAGCAATATTGTTTTAACACAAAACACCAGCACTTTTAATAGCGACGTTAGATTGATTCAAACAACAATACCAGCAACAGTAAATACACAATTAGGATACTCTGTTGAAGCAACAAGCGCAGAATTCACTTTTTCAACAGGAGTAGTAGGCAACGTTCAAACACTTTCTTTACCAAGTAAAGGAGTTTGGTTAGTGATTTCAAATATTTCGTCAAGAACGACGGGAGGAGCAGGAACAGTCCAGAATAGACTTCTTTGTGTTTCATTAGCAAATAACAATACAACCTCAATAGGAACTTTACGATATTTTGAAGAGGCAGATGACACAGTAGGTTCTAACGCTATTCGTTTTGTTGAAACAATTACAGGAATTGTGACTGTTACAGCAGCAACAAGTATATACGTAAATGGTTTATTTAATGTTACAGGGTTGGTGGCTTACGCAACGGCGACATCTTCTTTCACAAGAATCGGATAAAAATATTTTCTTTATATACGATATAAAATGTCGTCGCTGTGCTATGTAAATCCAAAGAACTCGTTGGCCCGTTCAGCAAAGTTCTCAAAGACTGTCGATAAGATAGTATGCAAAGCCAGCGAGATTCCCGACCATGGTAAATATAGAATGGATTTAGAATTTCTTACAATGATATGCGTTATGGTAGAACACCTGATAGACAACAAGAAAGAAGTTGTCAAGGTCGACAAAAAAGATGTCGTGTTCACTGTTTATGGAAAATTGTTTGGTACAATTCCGCCAACAGAAATGGTGGCTATTGAATCAAATATCCAGTATTTATTTGAGAACGGAAAAATAAAACAAAAGGGGTTTTTTAAAGTTATTACATCTTCTGTGTGGGATTGGATTAAGAGGAAGATACTATGAATATACAACTATATTGTGTCAAGTATACAGACGATGATAATAGATATGATAGTAAGACAATTCAAAATTTCAAAAGGTTTAGCGTTTGTTTTAGATGTCATAACCAATCTAGATACCACAGCAGTTGTCATGCTAGGCATCAACAATGCTGGCGTTTATAAATACACATTGTTTGGATTGTATTTTGTATTGATTGCTTAATAGAGGCAAGCAGTAGATTTTACTATTTAATTAATCAACAATACATTAAACGGTGTATTATTGATAATTTAACTAAAAACACACAGTTTAATGGCAAAAATGGGACAAAATGGCATTAACAGAGTGATTAAAATATTTTAATTGCTTTATTAATGGCAAATTGAGCAATTAAACAGCAATTATATGGTAAAAAGGGTCAATAATACATTAAATGCTGTATTATTGATTAATTAAATAGCGCTTAGCACTTGACAGCAACCTGTCTGTTAACTGTGTCAACCTCAAAGAGAGCGTCGTAGTTGGCTACGAGCGTAATCAAGTGAGCCTGTCCGGTGCTCGAGCCCAGAGAAATTCTATACGAGATGGGGCTGTTCTGGGTTGAGATTCCAGTCAAGAGTGAATCGCTGGAAAGCTTCTCAGTTGAGGTCCCGATGTAGAACTTGCCCATAGCCTGAGCAGTTGTAACAGTGGCAGAAACCGCAGCATA